CTATGCCCCCCTCTCAATCTGATACATAAGAGTAGAGTGCTCCACCAGATCCCTGTACTTCCAGCTTGTCACCAGATAGTCAAGTAGCTCCTTATCTGTCACTGCAAAGTCAAGCAAGAGCAAAAGCTTTACCGTGTACTCACTTTTCAAAAAAGGTAAGCTGTACGTCACGCGCACCCAATGCTCAATGCCGATACTTGTCTTATCCATGCTGTCTAGCTCAATACTTAAAATTTTCATTTATTTATCCTCCTACTTATCTATTCGTAAAAAAAATAAAAAAGTGATGAAAAAATCACCACTTTCTTTTTTATTTTTTACTTAATTGGCCCATCTTTTTTTTGCCCTTTTATCTTTCTCTCGTTTAACCATTCTTCTATCTGACTTAAATCGTCATCCTGCGCACATAAAATGAATGATTTAGCTTTAGATTTGTATTGCCTATACTTAGTGGCTTCTGGGTTTGCTTTATCCCATTTATCGTTTGCTTTTCTTTTTGCTACTGAAACTTTATTTTCCGCCATTCTAAAACTCCTTTTTTAAAATTTTTGTACTAAATGATATTTTCCGTTTTCGAAGCGACATACTGCCCATCCGTCAACTGGTTCAGCAGTTGGACAATGTTCACCTTCTTCGCCAAAATTCCAGTGATCAGATACTCTTATGCTTCCTTCTGGCTTGTATCCCCAATCAACATCTTTAGAATCATAAAAGCTCATTGAGTAAGGAGAACGGCTCCATTCGTTTGTTTCATTTTGAATGACATATTTCATAGCTTCATACTTTGAAGAGGTAATTGTGGTCGCATTTGTTTTTAAAAAAATTTTCCAATCAAAATCTTTGTCATTTGAAAGGCCGTTATACTCTTCCAATCTTTTTGTTTCTTGAATCAATTCGTAATCTTCACCTTTATAATAGTAGCAATACAATTCGTTAGCGCAGTCATAGCCATCGAATCTGTAGATGGAACTTTTTCCTAATCTACGTTCTCTAATTTGATAACCTTTTTCTTTATCCCATACAATCTCCTTTACCATAATACCTTTATCAAAAATTTCTTTTAATTGTTCACAGCTTAGGTCTTCCATCTTTCTGTCCTCTTTTCGTTTATCTTTAATTATATTATACACGTTGCAACGTGTAAAGTCAATAAAAAAAGCAAAGAAATTTAACTTTTTTTCATTCTGAAAGTACTTTCAGGGAAAATGCTAAAAAGACTTTTTAATTTACGGATTTGAAATCCGTTTATTCGATTTACATTGCGTGGATTTTAAATCCAACCTTTTAAGCAACAAAAAAGCCGTGACAATCATCACGGCTCCTGCTTATGCCCAAAGTTGATTAAAATTCTAAGAGATTGCTTTCTACGACTGTTTTGCATTTTCCATGTCTAGCTCCTCCGCGTAATTTGTTAATTTAATAGCATTTTCTAAACTCATTTTTCCGATTGGCGTTTTGCCTGTGACCCATCTACTGATTGTGGTGTCACTAATTCCAGTAGCTTTAGAAATTCTATAAGCTGTTACCGTCTTTAGTAATTTTTGAATTTTGTTAAAATCTGCTTTACTCATTTTTTATTATCTCCTGAATACCAAGCAATAGCGATCGCTAAAATTGCTACAAATAAAATAATTTTCATCTTGATTTTTCTCTAACTTTCTTATACAATAAAGGTAAGGAGAGCTTTCGCTCTCTTACCCTTTAGCGATTATCTCTTCCGCCGTCTGCAAAACTTGGGAGCGATTTTCGCTTTTTTATTTTGCTCTTTTAGTACTTTGTACCAAGAGCGACTCTCTTTCGAGATTGCTACTGCAATCCCTATCGCGACTGTGACCCTTGCTAGCCACTCGTCTAGGTTGTCCATTTGTATCACCTCCTTACATTATTTATTATACCGCATTGTAATGCGGTAGTCAAGTATTTTGACAAAGAAATTTAAACTTTTTTTATTTTAGAAAGTACTTTCAGACAAACAAAAAAACCGCAAGCTACTGCCTGCGGTGTAATTTTTCTTCACTTTTCTTCCTATTATATAGGAAGATTTTTTGTCATTTTACAGTGATAAGACCTTGAGGCTCTACTGTGAACTCTGGTTTATCTGCCATTGTTCCATCTGCTTTAAGGTAGTACCAACCTTTTTTATCGGCTGATTGTACGAAAGCATTTGATACCATAGTACCTTCATTGCCGTCTAGGTAGTACCAAGTATCTTTATACTTGACCCAACCCGTCTTCATAGCACCCTCTGCGTCAAAGTAGTACCATTTATCAGCAATCTTCTTCCAACCTGTAGCCATAGCGCCTGAACCGTCAAACCAGTACCAATTACCATCTGAATGCTTCTTCCAACGGTCTGCAAGCATGTAGCCTGAACCGTCAAAGTAGTACCAAGTGCCGTCAATCTTCTCAAACTTATCTTTTGGATAGCTTCCGTCTGAATGCACGTACCAGTAGCCAGTGCCATTCTTCTTCCATCCTGCTTCAACGCTCAAGCCGTTTTCAATGTCGTGTTTGAATTGACTACGGCTGATACCCCATTTTGCAAGGTACGGATAAGGGTCAACGTGGTCTGAATGGTTGTCGGGCTGATTGTTGGTGCAGTATTCATGCGTTTTGATACCTTCCAAGTCGTCTGTGTCAAGGGTCTTCGGTAGGCCTGCTTCATCTGCTAGGTTGCGTAGCAATTCGATATAAAGGCGGTAGTCTGTCATAAACTCTTCTTCAGTTGAATGACTTTCAATCAGCTCAACCGCTGCATAGGTTTCAGCATTCCAACCGCCCCCAACGTCATATGATCCGTTGTTTGTCGGCCCTACCTGCATAACTCGTCCATTTCCAACGACATGAGAAAAGAACCCTAAATCAGGGTCCTTTCTGTAGTGATAGTCCGCTTCATTTTGTACGGTTGAATTACGGTTTCCCGTAGAGTGAGCGTGTACTTGTCGATATGGTGCATAGCCTACTTGTGGCAAGCCTTCTCTGTATCTGCTAGTATCAATATCCATGCTATTGTCCTTTCCATGCGTCATTCATCTGCTTCACGGCTGACTCAACGAATACTTCAAGCTCTTTATCTGTCATAGAGACATTGTATTTTTTAAGCTCTGAAATCATGTATACTTTAGCTTGCTCAAGCTTTTCATCACCCTTGTAGCCTGTTTCTTGAGCTACTTGCTCTACTGCGTGTACTGCGTTTTTAGCTAAGATTTCAGCGATTTTTACTGCTTTCTCTCCGCCTTTTTGCAAAAGATACTCTTTCACTGCTTTTACAATATTTCCTACTGCTACAGCTAAAAAGCCTGTAGCAAAAGCGATAATCAACTCATTAAATTGTGACATTGTTAAATTCCTTTCTTTTATGGTAATTTCGTAGGCCAAGGCTCATCTGTCAAGTATGAGATGGCACTTACACGGATATCTCCAATATCTTTGTTGGTTGGGATGTCTTCGTTAAATGTGAATTGAATGAAATTTAAGTCAGATTTACCGCCTAAATACCAAATTCCATAAGGTCTACCCTTATCATCATAAATTGGTCCTACAAGTGAATTTTCGCTTCTAAAGCCTTCTGGGATGCCGTTAGGATAAGTAAGTTTAGCCCCTTTGTCTCCGCTGCTATTGTGTCTTACAAATCCAGGTCCATTTCGTCTTCCTACTCCAAACCAGCCCCACTGAAGCCCTCCGAATTGATAAGTAACAAGATTGTTTACTCTTCGTATTTTGATGAATGAGTTGCCTGCTCTAGAGACACTGCTTAACGTCCTCCAACCTGTATCACCAATTAAAACGCGCCATCCTGTGTTGCCACTACCTTTTTCTTTAATCCACTTGAGAGCACCGTTTGTGACATTGATATCTACGTAAGTAGTACCAATATCCGCCACAATACGGCCTTCTGGTGAGCCTGTGCCACGGATTTCATGGCCTACGTTTTCAGGTAGGGGAAGCGTGACATTATTACCCCCGACAAGGCCGAGGGTATTTCCTGTCAAGACCAGACTAGGCTCTGGCTTTTGATTCAGCGCCTTGATGTCACGGCCAACGGCTTGAGCAAATTCTTCTAAATTGCTCATATCAATCACGCTTTCGCTGCATTATATACTGTGACTAAATCAAGATTGGCAAAAGTATCAAGTCGTGTACCTAAATCTGAGATTTTTTGTACAACTGCGCCTTCAGTGCTGCCGCTCATGGTTGCGATTTTTTCAGCGATTTCTTTAAGGGTATTCAAATCCTCTGATACACCTTCACCCAAAATTTCATTTTTGACTGCGGTTTTAGCTTGCTCAATCAGCTGTGTTACTGTTGCATTGTCAATCTTTCCATTAAGAAGTTGCTTGAGTTCCTTGATATCAACCCCAACGGCTTGTGCGAATGCTATTAATTTACTTGTGTCCATTTTCTTCTAAACCTTTCCTAAGTTGTAATAAAAAAGCAAGTCTGGAAACTCTCCTTGACCTGCTTGAGTGCCTGTTCCTTCAGTAGATGGTGTAAGGTGCTTTTCAGCTATCACTTTTTCCACTACTTTTTCTACTTCAAGCTCTTTCAGCTTGAGTTCATCTTCTGTGACTAGCTCCTTATCAGAACTTTCCACATGTATCATGGTAGCGCGATTGCTAGGGAAGACATATCCACCTACAGATACCTCTAGACGATACTTCCCACTAGGCAAGATACTATCTAGGTGAAAAGATACGGCACTTCCAACCACTTGCACGCGCGTTTTCCATTTGTGAACGCCTTTGGTTAAAGTGACCGTAGCCATTTCCCCGTCAAGTCCTGATACTACCTGATAATTTTCATCTAGTAGCTCAAACCCAAAAGAAGAAGCAAGGTCGCCCTGTTTGACGACCAGCCCTCCGTCTATTCGTGCTACATTCGTTGAGTTACTTCTATTTGCGCATAGCATTGTACCCTCCTTTAATCGTCGTCGTCCAAAATTTCCGCTCTGATATCCAACTTTTCAAAATCACTGAAAAGGCGGTCTATGTAGCCGTTTCCTCCTAAAGCCTTATAGCTTTTGTGTAGACTTTCCACCAAAGAGTACTCATCCCGTGAAGTATACTTCCTGCGGATAGCTCTCCGCATATCACGGTCAAGGCGCAACCTCATTGTGTTAAGGTGCGCCTCGTCGTGTACTTTTAGCTTTTCTTGAACTTCATCAATTTTGGCATTACTATCTTTTGCGGTTTTGTGTGCGTCATCGATTTGCTTTTTCACTTCTTCAAGCTCTGAGACTATCTTATCAGTCTCTTCTTTCGCTTTTTTGGGAAGCCTATAGCTTATCCATGCAATGATGGTAGGCGTGAGCACTGGCATGACGCTGGTAAAAAAATGCTCAATTTTATCAAAAATTTCCATAAGCCCCCTTTTCTACACGCTTGCTTACGCTTTAGGTTCGTACTTCCAAGCGGCTCCTGTTCCGTCAAGCTCAAGGCGTCCGTTACGTGCAAAGTCGCTTACAGGTTCGCCATTGTAGGTAAATTCCTTGTTAAACTGCACTAATACACGTTTACCTTCACCGTCCACTTCAATATGGTTAGGGTCTTCAATGGCTACCAAGTCATGCGCGTGATAAGCCTTGCCTACTTCTGCAAGAGGGATAAGCTCTACCAACTCTTTATAGCTGGTACCATAGGCGATAGACTTACTTGCTACGGCATTGAGCACTACTGCGTGAATGATTTTTCCATAGCGGTCAGTTTCTTCACGGTTGTGCTGTACTGCCTGATCAGTAACTGTAGTTTTAGCTTCCATTTGTTCTAGCTTCGTCTGTGCTTGCTCCAACTTCGCCTGAGTTTGTACCAAGGCACTGCCTGGGTCAAGCTCTGTGCGCAATAGGTCAAGAACTGCCTGAATGATTGAGCCTTCACTATCCTGCGTGCGGTCGCCTTTAAGCTCACATTCTTCGTATGAGTAGCGCCCTGCTGATTTCGCCTTGATAGCGACTACTGTGACATTTTCGCCACCTTTAAGATAAGGTTTGATGGCCAATTCATAGTTATTTGTCATTGTTGTTTTCCTTCTTTCATCTTGACTTGTACTTCTTCAAAAAGCTCCTTTAAAGAGCTGTCATAGGCTAGTACTGCCTTTAGTGCTTCAAGCTCTGTAGCTAGTAAAAAATTACTTACCTCTAGGTAAGCAAGTTCGTGCTCTTTTTCCGCAAGCTTACTAGCTAGCTTTTGCTGTAAAAGTGTTTCAAACGTTGAATTTTCATTCATTATTTACCCTCCAAAGTGTATACTTTATCCGTGAGCTCTTGTACCGCTTTTAGCAAGTACGGTACAAATTTTGCGTAGTTGATAGATAGGTAAGAAGTCTCATCATCTACTTCAATAGCTTCTGGCACTACTTTCTGTACTTCCTGCGCGATAAGTCCAATATCTTCATGCTTCTTATCCTTAATGAAGTCAAAAGAGACCAAGTCCAAAGCCTTGATTTTATCAAGTCCTTTTACTTTAGTCTCTGTGATATTTTCTTTAAGTCGCCTGTCTGAGCTTGAAGTAATTCCTGCGTATCCCCGCCATTTTGCCGTAGTAATCTGATTCCACCAACAAACTGCATTATGTCCGCCTGCAGGGTTTGAGCCGTCTCCGTGAATGTCTCCGTTACCTGTCCAAATACCACTTGTAGCATTTAATTTTGTATAAAAATTTACTGTAGAGGTATTGGAAAAGTCCACCGTATCGTAAAAACTCACATCATTATAGCAGTACATCATACCTTGAGTTGTTACGAACCAAGCGTCTGGCCCGTGTCTGTCCCAACTACTGCCCCAGTTTGCCCAAAATGCGGTACGATTCTCACCGAAAGACCCACCATTTCCCATACCTACTGAAAAGGTATTGATACCTGAGATCCAACGCCCGCCACCGTTTGGATAGCGCCCGATGGTGAAACCTCCAATTTCACCTTGATAGGCTTGCAAGAATGTAGAGCTAGATACGATGGATTCGATTTTAGTCGCGAAGATTTGCTTAGAAGCGATTTTATCCGCAAGGATATCTCTTGCTACAATCTTGTTGATAAGCGCGTCACTGATTTCAATCTTGTCTGCCGTGATAGCTCCTGAGCTAATGTGTTCCGCTGTGATAGCTCCCGCTCCGATTTTACTTGCGGTTACTGAGCCATCTACAAGCATATCAGACTTCACTCTTACTTTTGGCGCGATGATATCAACGCCTTTTGAGCTTGTAGAAATGGTAGTAGCTAACTGCTCACCCGTTAAGGTAGTAGAGCCGATTGTAACACCTTCAGGTGTCACTTGCACTCGTGCACTGTTAGCGGCATCACGCACTTCCTGCCTGATTTCACTTGCTGTCTGAGCAATGGCACTCTTAACGTTTTTGTCAAAGAATTGACTTAGCGCCCCTTGGTTATTCTGCTGAATTTTCCCCCAAAGAGTACTGTTAGGGTCTCTCAATTCCAATTCAATTGAGCGCATATCCTTGAAGATACCTGCCAAAGCACGCTGTGTTACCGTAGGCTCCACGAAGTTTGTCGGGAAGTCTCCCTGCTCAATCTGGATATCCGTCAGCACCTTATCTCCTACACACCCCATATGATGAAGCTTCACTAGCTCTTGCGGGCTTCTAGGTTGAAAAACCTTGTAGTAGCGCCCGTCGTGCTCAAGTGCTGGCGACCGAACGTTTTGAATAGTTATATCCATTTATCTATCCTTTCCTGTAAAATTCGATGGTCACATAAGTAATACCGTTACCTAGCAAAGATTTCATTTCATAAAAGTCAGCTGAATTTTTGAACCTCATGACAAGCTTTACATTTGTATGAAAATGTAAACTCTGTAGCTCAATATATCCAACAACTCGTGTGCCTTTCCTCACTTTTACTACGTTTGAATTTCCTAGCTCAAAGCTATCAAAGCCACCGCGGTAGTTGTAGAAGTAAGCTTCATTCATGCGATCATTAAATTCGGTTGATACCTCAACGCCTGCCAAAGTTCGCCAATGAGTATACTTTTTCCATACGGAATTACGGCCCACAAAGCGTTCCACAATCTCTCTACCGCCTACATATATCCCTTGCCTTGCCATAAATGCCTCCTAGTATACGTCATAGATAGTGTTAGGGTCTTTATATGGAAGCGAATCGTATTGATACCTTGATCCGTACCAATACTTCATAAGCTGTCCGCCATTTTGGTTTACGATATTCTGTCCTGCTGGGCCTTGCGGGCCTCTTGCACCGTCTGCACCTCTTGGGCCTGCGGGTCCTGCTGGCCCCGTTGGTCCTGATACACCTTGATAGCCACGGTCTCCCTTTTCTCCACGGTCACCTTTCGGGCCTGTAGGTCCTGGGCTTCCTTGCGGGCCTCTTGCACCGTCTGCACCTCTTGGGCCTGCGGGTCCACGCAAGCTTTCACGTTGCTGACTTGTGAGCTGTTCAAACCGCATTACACCATCTGCCCCACGAGGCCCTTGTTCTCCACGCTCTCCACGGTCGCCTTTTGGCCCTGTCAAGTACTGCAAGGCTGAAAATCGGTCGCGGCCATTCCCGACCTTGACTTTACCTGTATCGCTCTCTACTCCTAGCTCGCCATCAAGCAAGACTAGAGGGCTACTTGCCCATGCACTTGCACTCATGCGCTTATGCTGTACCCTTACTGGGATTGTTTCTGTCATGTTCTTCCTCCATCAAAAATTAGATCTGGATTGTCGCTCCAACTGGTACTATATGTAGCATTTTGAGCATCCGCCACGCTCTTATACGTCAAAGGCACTCTAAAGCTAGTGGACGTATCATTTACAAGCACGCGCGTAGCCGTAGGCATATACCAATCACTGATATAAGTAACTGTATACCACCCATGGTATACTGCTAAAACTTTAGTTTGACTTGTGCTTACAGATTGCGTCGCTCTAGGCATTATGGCATTGTCTGGTGCAAGCGCAACGCTACCACTACCATATATTGTGCTTTTGTCAAAAGTGATAGTGATATCATTTTTTCCATACGGATTACACACGCCAGACCAGCTGATAACGTAAGTCTTACCAACTTCAAAGCCGTCGCCATTGTGCCCCACTTCAACAAAGTCTGTACCATACGTAATCTTTTTAGCTGTTCCACCATTTAAACGGTTTTTGTTGTAGTAAGTGCTGTTGTTACCACCAATCAAATTGGCATTGATCCGTGCCGTCTCACTGACTTGCTCCAGCTTTTTACTTAATTCAGCGATAGAGTCCGTACCACTCATCAGGTCTTTACGAATTTTTTTTACTAGCTCTGGTTGCTCTTTTTCGATTTTGTCACGAAGTTCGGCGCCCATCTCTTCCGCTTTAGTCTTATACTTTTCGATTGACTCTTTTATAGACGTTTCACGCTTTTTAAATTCTGCGTCAAAAGCACGGTTTGCATTGTCAATCTCTTTTTTTAGCATTTCTTCAAAATGAGAGTTTAATTTTTTACTTTCATTTTGTACAGCGTCATTTACCACGCCACCGATAGCAGTCGCAAGACTTGACTTAAAAGCACCAAAGCCGATAGTCCGCAATCTTTTTGCCATAGGTGAGTAGGTATATTTAGTGATTTTTTTCCGTACATCAAGGCCGTATCCGTCATGATACAAGCTAACCACATCAAAAATATGTACTGGTACATCACTCTGCCCAACTACTGCAATTTCAAGGCTATCTTCCAACATATCGCACATGGTATTGCGATAGTATCTTTTTCCGTACTCGATAAGGCTTGCCTGGTCTTTAACGTTGTCGTCATTAACTTCTACTACTGCTTCATAGATTTGACTATATCTAGTCAACAAAGGGCTATCTATCACTACGGATAGGTGTTGCTCTTCCGCATGCTCTCCTTCGCCTTTTACTGTTGTTTTAAAGGTGATTCGTGTTTTCAGTGTTTTGGTAGAGCTTTTATGCTGATAACTAGAAAGGTTTTTACGATACATAAAAAGTGACTCATTTTCTGAGCCACCATTTTTCAGTAATCGTAAGTTGTAGCCATCACGCACCATGTCCCCGCCCCACTGGCCTAAGATAGAGTGCTTGTCTTTTGCTAAGACTTCCATAGCATTTTTATCTTTTTCGTTATAGGTATGCCTATCATCAATATCTGAGAAGAAAGAGAAAGGGTTTTGGCGCGTGATACTGCCTGCGAATCTGCTTAACGCTTGCGTTCCGCTTGCGTTGTCAATCTCAATGCTTCCAATAATGTAATTATTTAAGAGACTAATTACTTGATTTGCGTATACTTGCACATAGCCATTTTGCTTTTCAACTTCAAAGATTACAAAATCTTGAGTACCGTGCAGATCATCAGCCACCAAAAAGGTTTCCTCTTTCAGCAGTTGCCATTGCGGATTGCTTGTAGGGAATCTGAATTTTAGTTGATAGGTGCTATTGCGCTCCTGCACAATCTCATCACTGTATGCATCATTTAAAGGTGTATTCGTTGAGGTAAGATAGATCATATGATAAACCTCCAATTGGGATAGATTTTCACACTTCTAACGTTCCCCGTCCAAACGATACCATTATGCCCCGTTTTTAATTGGAAAAATCCTCCACGTTTTCGTAAGGTGTTCTGGATAGCCATATCAGCATTGTAGATATTTTGCTTTTTGTGTCTACAGTCGATTGTAACTTTGCGATTGACTGTAAGGTACATTGAAATCCCATTGATAGTTAAAAGCACGTCTCCACTGCCTTCTACTTCTACAATTGGCTCACTATAAACATTTCCCATGTTTGTGATAGTTGTTGAGCTTGTAGCTGTAAAAGTTGGCGGATTTTTCATGTATCTAAAAGGTTGCATGACTAGCTTGATTTCTAGCCTCCAACCATGCATGCCGTGAGGTTTATAGGTGGCGCCTGCAAACTCTGCATAGAAAAATGAATTAGCTTGATAGCTGAATTCAATGATATTGTCTTCTGGTTTAAATTTTTCTACGATTGTAGCGATATCTGTCTGCCTTGCCACATAAAAAGTGATTGTGCGCTCATAGCTCTCATAAGCACCGTCAAGTACACGGAAAGCCCCGTTCACTCCAAAGAGGTTCGGGTTTTCCGCCACTTTCGGTTTTGCCGCTTCAACGGTTCCAAAGTCAGTTACCACGCATTTGGGGATTGTTGAAGTATTAAAGCTGTTTATAACCATAAAATCCATGTATTAAATCCCCTCTCTCGCGTAGATTGCGCCTTGTCTTTCGTAGACACTTAAAGCTACTTTTTCACCGTCTAGATACGTGTCTGTATCTTTTTCTAGGATAGCCGTAAGGATTTTCTCCATACTTGCTCTCAGAATTGATATCTCAGACACGGTTTGACTGTCTTTTGCCTCAAACTGAGCACTTGGGATAGCTAGGGTCGCTTCAATGTTTTTCGCTACATTTGGTGTATCATACAAGCCAAAATCATCATCTGAAAAGGCGTTTGAGATTTCGCCAGCCATTCCAGTAACTGTTTTCTTCACGCCTTTAAAGCGGTCTTGGAGTCCTTCGTCCAAACCTTGCATAATCGCATTACCAGCTGGTATCAAGAGCTTGCGGTCGTACTCAATCGGACCTTTGTGATCGCGAATCCATCCAGCAATCCCACCAACAAAGTCAGTGACTGCACTCCAAGCAGATTTCAAACCACCTAGGAATCCATCAAGAATAGCTTTACCTGCTGACCATAGGTCAATGTTTCTGATTCCGTCAAAGATACTTGTAACATTGCTTACAAGGTCGCTTACCGCTTGCTTCATATTGTCCCAAGCATTTTGAGCACCTTGCACAAGTCCATCAATCAATCCTAGAACGGTTGATTTCAACGCTTCCCACGCGCCACTTGCTACTGATTTGATAGTTTCCCATACAGTCGATAAAATCTGAGCAAAGCCATCAAATATAGCCTTACCTGCAGCAGACAGTCCTTCCCAAATCGCTTTAAGAGCATTAGAGAAGTTTTCAAAAACAGCAGTAGCAGATCCAACGATAACATCCACGACTCCAGATAGGTATGTTTTAATACCGTCCCAAATCATAGAAACGCCATTTTTAATACCGTCCCAAATGAGAGAAAGGTCAGCCCCCAGCTGGTTAAAGTTCCCTGTTACAATATCAATGATGATCAAAACAGCGCCTAAGAAAATGGATTTGATAAATTCCCAAGCTCCTTGAAAAATCATCTTAATCCCTTCCCAAACTTGAGTAAGACCATCTGAAATATTGTTCCAGATATTCATAAATCCGTCTATAAACGGCTGAACAACCGTCATGATGGCTGTAGTAATTGCTGTCCAAGCAGTAGATGCAGTTTCTTGAATACTTGCCCACGAGTCAGAAAAGAATGTTACAACTGTAGTCCACAACGTGCTTGCACCTTCAGAGATACCAGACCAAATGCCGACAAAGAAATCGGAAATCCCCTGCCAAGCCTGTTTAACCCAATCTACAAAAGATGACAAAATTTGTCTACCTGTTTCGGTTTGAGTGAAAAACCAAGCTAGAGCCGCAACTGCAATCGCAATCCATCCGATAATCGGGATTGACCCAATGGCTGTTGTTGCAGTTGTCGCAAAAGTCGTTACCGCTGTTTTTGCTGTCGTGAAAGCTCCACCAAGACCACCGATACCATCCATAAATGAGGTGAATTTGATAGCTGCAAATGCAAATCCTAGGGCAACGATAGCCGTTTTTAGCAAGTCTGAAGCGATTTGATTATCACTGAAAAATTGCGTTATGTCTTTAATGATTCCTGAGACTCCACTTATAGCCGAGGTCAGAATTTCAAAAGCTGTACCTAGTAAGGTTACACCCTGCTCTCCACCTTCAATGCCTAGAAGGTCTCCTACGAAATCTCCTACAAAGCCAATCACATTCCCGATTATTGTTCCGATATTCTCGAATGTTGTTCGGATATTCTCACCGATATTGACGATTTGGGTTGCAGCATCATCACTAAATCCTAACGTATTAAGGATATCTATGTTCCCCTGTTTATCCATTGACCCGAAGACCATGTCAAAAAGGGTTTGGAAAATCCCTGTTATACGCCCGACTTGGTCGAAAACAGCGTTACCAAAAGTTTCCCCAAAAAGCTGAGAAGCCAGTGATTTTAAACCTTCTGCCAAGACTACTCCTAGACCTGATAAGATGTTTCCTATCATCGGGAAGAAGTTAGCGAAAAGAAAAGTTCTAGTAGTCTCTAATAAAGACTCTAAGGCTGGCGTTACATTTTCGCCAATTGATAACTTCCCTAGCACATTTTGAGCGGCCGACTTCATGGCTTCAAAAGAGCCTGTAAATGTGGATGACGCTTCTTTTGCTGTTGTGCCAGTGATATCCAATTTTCCTTGGATGGCGTGAATAGCGCTATAAACGTCTGACAAGTTATTTATGTCATACTTAACGCCTGTCAACTTTTCAGCATCCGCCAAAAGCCGTTGCATTTCTTGCTTCGTACCACCATAACCTAATTTAAGGTTATCTAACATAGTATAATTTTGCTTAGCAAATCCTTGATACGCCATCTGAATACTTTCCATAGATGTCCCCATCTTATTGGCGTTATCTGACATATCCACCATGGCCATGTTAGCTGTTTCTGCCGCTTTATCTGTATCTCCACCAAGAGATTGTAGCAAGCTGGCTGAGAAGCCCGTCACGGTTTCCATGTATTTATTTGCAGAAAGACCAGTAGTCCTATATGCTTCTTCGGCATATGCTCTTACTTTTCCTGCTGAATTTTTAAAGAGTGTTTCCACACCCCCTATAGATTGTTGAAGTGCTGCCCCTTCACTTAAAGCGGCACCAAAGGCTTTACCAATCCCTGCGGCGGCAATGACCTTTTTAAATGTGCCTACTAAATTTGAGCCTAGAGATTGACCTGATGAAGTTCCTGCTGAGGCAACTTCGCCACCAAGTTCTTTCTGAATCATTCCGCTAATTCCTTGAGCGGACGGAATGATTTGTACATAAGCTTTTCCAAGCTGAGTTGCCACTAGCTTTCACCTCCATTTCCAGAAAATAATTGTTTTCTATAAGCTTCGTAGTCTTCAGGACTTTCAAAAGTCATAAACTCTCTTGTATCTTCTTTTTCTTTCTTGATAAAGAAGTCTGTCAAAGATGTCGGTCTGTTTACTCCTTTTTGACCATCTTTCGATTGAATCCACAAAAGCATAGATAGTCTATCAACCATACTTGCCAGCAAAACTCTTTCTACTGGCGCTATCTGATCCGATAGAAGTTGCTTGATACGTGAATCGTCTTTCAACCCATATGCAAAAACAGCTACCGTTTGTAGTGGTAGCTGTTTGTAGTCATATACATGATAGGTTTCTGCTAAATCACATATTAAAGCGTCTTCATCCAAATCTATCATATGCGCCAGTATCGCTATTTTTTTAGCTTTTCTACCTGTGCAAATACGCTCTTGATTTCTCCAAAAAGTTTTTCATTTGGAAGGATTCCATCTTCTTCAATCAAGAAATCAATGAATTTTTCAGCCTGTTCTGGACCAAAAAGAAGGTCTAAAACTTTATCTACGGCTTGTACGTCACCACTATCGGCTTTACCGATGTAACGCAACAAAAGGTAGTTGTCTAGTCTTCGTGTTTCAATCGAAAAGGCAAAACCACCATCTGTTTTGCCCTCAATTTTGTCATTCATTTTTGGAAAATCGATTTGCTTCGTCATCTATTACGCTCCTTGAATGTATTCGTAGTGAGTGTTTTCGTTTGCGTCTGGCAATGCGGTAATAGTCAATTCATATCCGATCGGCTCACCGTCTTTATAGCTGACTTCACCAATTCCGCTTACTTTACCACGAGGGATTACAATACGCTTCATGTAGCCACTCTTCAAAAGCGTTTCAATCACGATGCAATGCTCTGGAAGTTCTTTCCCGTTTGCCTTGATAATGATACCTGATTCAAGCGTACCTGTAACGTTTTCTGGTCCATAAGTCTCTTTCAATACTTCAACGTTTAAGCTTTCAATCAATTTGTATTTAAAGGTATCTTTCTTTTCAGTTTGAGAAGATAAAACTGTTTGTCCACCCCATGCCTTGACTTCTTCACTTTCTGGTGAGTTTTCATTTGTCAAGCCGTCTGATGAGATATACCCTAGCTTTTTGAAAGCCACGTTAAGCTCTTCTTTGGCATTTGTTGGTAAAGTTGTTCCAGCTGGTGCTGTTGCTACTGCGCCCCCGATTTTAGGTTTTGCCGCTGTTACATTTGATGCTGATGCAGTTGTCATATTAGTTCCTCCATTTGTTACTGTTTCTGCGTTTGTTCGTACTCCTGATACGCTATCTTCTTGCGTCAAGTTAGTACCTCCTTAAAAATAGTTAATGTCATACACCGCTTGATAGCGGTATTTCTTGGTTTCTGTGTCTGTGAAGTTGTAGTCACTATTGTGATGCACGCCACACACCTCATCAATCGTGATGAGATTTTCCACCGCCTTCTTCACGACCTCATTTAATTCAGCGGCCTTTTGAAGTGATGGTGCGTAGCTCTGAAAAGCCAAGGTAGCTGAATGAGTGTAATCACTTCCCCCTGCTCCTGTCTTTTCTATCATCACATAGCTATCTGGTAAGTCCTTTTTATGTTCAAGATAGCAAGGCACTTGAAGCTCCTTACTCAAGAATTTCCTTACGATTAGCTCAATCATTTAGCGCCTCCTAGTGCTTTTAATAAGATATTGTGTTTGTTGTTTCTGGCCATACTCTTAATGTCTGTCGTGCTAATCGTAGCACTTGCACGCTTTTGCCCTGGCGATACTTTCAGCTCAAAGCCCTCTCCTGCTCCATCTGCTACTACCTTGCCTTTTTCCTCAAGGATAGCCTGCATTTCTGGGGAACGCAAAAGCTCTGATACGCCTGCGCCGTTTAACTTAAATTTCATATCACTCATAAGCTTCCACCATCACTTTCTTATTCCACTGAAGCGGAATCATGGCTTCAATTCCTTCTTCGGGTAATCCGATTGTCCGCCATTTTCTACCAAAAAATTCTACTTCACGGTTCTCCCATGTATTGGTATCTCCTTTTGGAATGGCGATAGTGTAGACAGCTTTTTTTCCTGTAATACTCAACTTATTGAGCACGTCCTGCGTAGAGGTTGGTGCGACTAGTACATTTTCAACAACAATTTTTTTATCTTCAAAGATAGGATGGCCAAAATCATCTTCCCCAGTTTCTACCTTGTCCACTAGCGTAACAGATATCCCCTTTAGGTATGTCATAAATTTCAATCGCTCCATATCTCTGTTTCTTTTTCAAGCCTAGGCGTTTCAATTCGGTGTCTTTAATGAAAAGGCCACCGCCTGGCACTAGGTATGAACCACTAAACGTATAACCCAACGCACTTTCAGATACTTGCGTCATCGGTTCGTGATCTGTTGAAGTCATGAGGGTTCGGGCAACGATATCAACGGTAACAGACTTAGCGACGCTAGCCAAAGCGACGCTCTCTGCCACCATATCGTCAAGGTCTTTTCCGACCTTTTCAGCCTCTAAACGTAAAGAATTAGATACAACTTCAAGTAGAGCTTCCGCTCTTGCTCTTTCATCTACCTTTAGATTTCTCCAAAGTAGCTGAAGGTCTTCGATAGTTGCGAAATTCTTCATGATTAAAGCTCCCTGTTTGCTTCGTAAAGCGTTACTAAATCAGACTTTTTCAAGCCTTTATCATAGTCCACGCCCATATCCTCTAAAGTAGACTTCAATTCAGCCACGGTCATATCTGAAGCCGTTGAGCTTGCTGTGTCAACAAGTACCCAATCTCCCCCGATTAAAGAATCGGAAGAGATTACAGCACCCGTTTTCATATCACGGTATAAAGCCATAGGTCTTAGGCTTTCACACGCGCAAATGCGTCTGCGTCAAGAATGCCCCAACCGATAAAGGCTTCTGCACGCAAACAGATTTCATTGTAAGCTTTAAGGTCACGGCCTGCTCCATCTGGGTCACCGTATTCGATGATTTCAAGCGGAATGTTTTCTGAGTAACCCCACTTGAAGCGGTTTTCAAAGTCTCCGACGATGGCGTGGTCTTGGTCTGCGCTTCCTGAGATTGTAAGGTTTTTGTTTACATCAGACTTCATGCCGAAGAATGAATCTGGATTTTGACCAAAGCGGAACTCTGGATATTGAACAACGCCATTTACCTTCACTTTAGCAAGAGCTTGACCTGCGGCTGGTGAGATAGCAATACCTGTAACTTCTCCACCTTTTGCTACGATAGCTTGAACTGCCGTATCAATATTTTCATCAACTTTTGTTTCATCATAGGTAACTGTAGTACCTGTAACTACACCATCAAAAGAGTTAGTATCTTTAAATGAAGCTGGGGTCATGCCTTTTGGCTCAAGTCCGTGAAGTGCAGCGATATCAAACGCTTCTGCAATTTTCTTAGAGAAGCCGTCTGCGAATTGTGACAAGTATTCAAGCTGTTTAGCTTCTGACATGTACTTAAATTCTTCAGTGATACGTGCTTGGTATACAAACTTCAATGGTTTGATAATTTTTGAAGTGATTGTTGCTTTTCCAGCTTGCTTTTGTTCGCCTTCACCAACGATTTGTGCATTTCCTTCAAGATTGAAGATGAATTGCTCTACTCCATTGAAAGGGATTGGCGTTTGATTTGATAGCTTAGCAAGCACGGAACGTCCTTGAACCTTGCTGATCATTTCTTTTACGAGTTCTGGTTTAAAAAGTGTTGCTGTCTTTAGTGAATTATCTGTCATTTTTCTACTCCTTTATTTGTGAAAATTCATTTCTTTAAGCATCTGTCTCATCTCTAGCTCTTTACCACTAGAGACCTCTGGCTCAACGTCTTTAAGAGGCGCTTGAGGCACTGGTGCTGGTCTCATAAATCCTGCCAAACGCTCTGCGTCAGCAGTTAAAGAGGCTTCATCTGTACCCTGCAAACGGTCTGCTAAATCGTACGGTAGGCCATTTTGTAGTGCGATACGAGTTCGTAGACTTGCAGTCTCATAGTTGCTTACTTTTCCTTGCAAGTCTGTAATCTGAGCATCTAATCCTGCTCTGGTTTGCTTGTCGTCTTCAACAGTAGTTTTTAAAGCACTGTTTTCAGTTTCAAGCTCTGAGACACGGTTTTTAAGCTCTTCATAATCGCTATATTTTTCACGCTCACGTCTGATGCGCTCTTTCACGATATTGTCAAGCTCTTCCTGTGTTTCAATGATTTTAAATTCAGACATTTTCTGTCTCCTTTCCCTGATTTCCCCGTCAGTTCGGTAATTTTTGGCATTAAAAAAAGCAGTATCTTACTGCTTGATTTAATAGTTAATTTTTTGCTTTTTCTTAGGTTTGGTTGTCGTACAAGCCCAATGCGCAAGCAAGGCGCTATCCATCAAAGAGATATCCATATCAGCAAAATGTGAACGATAGCCGAAGCCACCGTTTGAACCAATGTTCCTCTTGTCGCAATTCGTAGCCACTTTAGAAAGAGAAGGCTGGCCTGCGTGGCACAAAGTTTTCTGATAAATCCCTTGCTCCCACATTGAGTTTGCGACAATGATTTCTTTTACCGTTGGTAAAATAATCTTTTTCATTCGCTCCTTCTTCAGCTCTTCGTCAAGGATTTTCTGTCCACTTGCACCATCTATGACAATGCTTGCGATATCAGCGCTTCTAATGAACTCCAATATCCAATCATTGCCGTTTCTCACTGATTGACAGTCAATCGCTTCAACAAAAATCCTTTCATCTTCTGTACGAACTGCTATACTTAAAGCCACGTTTGCTCCATCTTGACCATATTTGATACCAACAAACAGCTTACCACTAGGAATTGGATTAGTTACTTTCAACTCATTCCATTCTGTCTCTGAGATTGCTGATTTCTGATTGTATTCTGGCCAAAAGCCCAAACGCTGAACATTATGATCTAGCTTATCATCTCCTAATTCGGCTTCTATTTTACGCTCATTCAAATGGTAGCCCATGGAAGGATTTGAGTTATACCACGCTTCCACGTCGTCTATCTCTTTTTCTTCCGATACAGACCACTCCGCCCAACCTGAGTACTTCCCTTTTCCAAAAAGACAAGTCTTTCGGTAATTGGTAAATACCGTACCATTTGATACAGGCGTAGGCGGTGTACCACACATGATAGTAATTGGATTATCACTATCCGTTACCGTATACTTTAGAGCTGATTCTTGCTCTGTCGTGTACTCCTGAGCCTCATCGATAAAGAGAAGGTCAAAACCTTCCCCCAAACCACCGTTAGAAGTTCTGGTACGGAATTGGATAACCCCGCCCCCCTTGAAAAGTTCTATCCGCTCTTGCCCTTTTGCTCGTATAGAGCTAAAGTCTTCTCCTTCTACATATCCCATCTTTTCTAGGTACTTTTTAACCTTTTCAAAAGAAGAGTGTGAAGTAGATATACGGTGAGCCGTGTGAAGGATATTCATCCCATTATGCAGGCCCCAAAGTTCAAAAATGTAGACAACCTCGGTCTTCCCATTTCGTCGGGGGATAGAGTAACCAA